AGCAATTTCAACTGGAGCACCATCTTCGTATGTAACTTCATTGAAGTTTGCATCTGTGATGAATGCACCCTTGATGTCCCATAATTCTATAACTGTGCCGACTGGGTCAAGCATCTTCAATTGAATGTCACGCTTGTAGAAGTCTGCGTAACCGGAGCGACCGGAAACTGACTCGAAGTGGAGGCGGATCCATTCCATGACCTGTTGTGCACCTGATGGAGCGATTGGGTCGTGGAGTGTTACGTTCATCGCATTAAATGTCGTCTTACCTGCGAGGTAACGCGTTGAGTTGATGAATGGAATTGGAACTTCTTCTGTCGTGACCTGAGGACGCTGCGCGGTCTTGATGATGTAGGCGTCAATACCTTCGATCATCAGAACCCAACGATTTTTTCGTTTGGGTTCGAATTTGTTTGGAATCATTGATGTAACGTCTAGTGTCTCAGCCATTGTGGTGTTCTCCTATAGGGGTGAGTATTGATAAATATTCCTATATGAAAAGCTAAGATCTTTTTTCAACAATTTTTATCAACTTAAGAATATATTATGGGTAAGGGAAGCGCAAGAACAGATGGGTAAGAATGAATTGAAGGTTATACAATGTCCTTTGTGCAATCTGTTTGAATCAAAGAGATTAACGTCTTTTGAAAGTCACCTTGAAATAGCGCATGGAATCACGTCGCAACAGCTATGGAATCAGGTCAACGGGGGGCCGAAGAAATGCGCATGCGGTTGTAATCAAGAAACGAAATGGAATGGGTGGTGGAAAGGATATTCCACTGTCATAAATGGTCATAATGCTTTTATTTACAAGATGATGGATATTGATTCAGCGAAAGAAATCGCCAGAAAAAGATCAGAATCTTTGAAGGGCAAGTCAGGCTGGTCCAAAGGATTAACGAAAGAAACAGATGACAGGATTAAAGAAAGAGCAGCCGCGACAAAGGTGGGTCGAAAGAAGGGATTTAACAATGGGTCAATTAAGATTTGGAACAAAGGATTAACGTCTGATACGGATCCAAGAATCGCTAATGTTAAAGAAAATCTAAAGAATAAGTTTGCAATGGGAGAAATTATTCCTTGGGCAAAAGGATTATCGAAAGAAACAGACGATCGAATCAAGACGATGTCTCAAAAAGTTTCGCTAAAATTGAAACAAAAACATATAAGAGAACACCTAGACCAGTTAAAAAGATTGCCTCACGATGAAATAAAAGAAAGAATTGAAAAAACAGGACAATTAAAAGTTATTGGTGGGTTAGAAAATTATATTAACGATGCGCAAAAGATCATTGTAGTAGAGTGTAGCGGATGCGAAAAACAGTTTCAGGGATCTCTTAGAAGCCTACAACGAGGAAAATGTTTCTTTTGTTCTCCAGGCGGTTCTATAGCACAAGAAGAGATAGCAAAATGGATTGAATCATTGGGATTCACGGTATCGAGAAATGTTAGAAAAGTCTTAGGGGGACTTGAACTTGACATCTTCGTTGAGGATAAAAAATTTGCAATAGAATACAACGGGTTGTATTGGCATAGTCACGTTAATAAGACACAAGGATATCATAATAACAAGACGTTGACCGCAGAACAATCTGGTATTAATTTGCTACATATATTTGAAGATGAATGGAGAGATAAACGTAACATTATTCAATCCATGATTCTCTCACGGTTGGGCATGGCACAAAAGACAATTGCAGCCAGAAAATGTGCCGTAAGACAGTTAACGAAAACTGAAAGAAAAATATTTTTTGAAGAGAATCATGCAGATGGCGATATTGTTTCTATAGACTCATGGGGATTGTTTGATAACGAAGGACAGATAGTTTATGGAATATCTATAAGAAAGCCATTTCATAAGAAGCATGATGCTATTGAAATAGCAAGATGTTGTCCTAAGCTGAATCATAATGTTCAAGGCGGCCTTGGCAGACTCATAAAATATGTCAAAAAATGGTCCAATGAAAATGGTTATAAGAAAATCGTAACATATGTTGACCACCGTTGGGGTGGAACTGGCAACGGATATAGACATGCTGGATTTAAGGAAATTTCAAAAACTCCACCAAGGTTTTGGTGGACAGACTTTGAGAAAAGGTATAACAGATTTAAGTTTAAGGCAGATTCGTCTGAAGGATTGACTGAAGCGCAGGTTGCAGAATCTGCGGGCGTTGTAAAAATATGGGGATGCGAGAACTTTGTTCTTGAATTAAACGTTTATATTTCTGAACTTAAACCATTTGACACAACGAACTCTAAAGACATATATTCTAAAGTTCTTGTAGGTTGAACGTAAATTTTTCCTCTAATGGTGTGATTGTCAATATCTGATTGAGTCGTAGTGGACGCGTCAATCTTGACATTAAAGCTTCGTAACCCAAACAGAGACTGGATGTTGGCCAATCGTGTGGTGGCTTCACTAGTGAATGTATTTATAACAGATTCACGATTGGGTTCGAAGAGCAATCGTATTGCAATATCTCTAATTTGTCTTCTAATTTCTAACAGCAATCTTCTGACGTTAATTCTATCCAAAGAAGACATAGCTTTAGTTAATGTCTTTTGTCCCCACACAATAACTCCAGCGCCTTGACCTCCTACATTCGTAGGCGCGTACAACGGATTTATGTTGTTCGAATACAACAAGTTTAGATCTTGTTCTTTTAATTTGACTATTGGGGACAATGTTGATCTCAGCGCGCCTCGATTAATTCCAGCAGGGGCAAACCAAGGTTGTCCTATCGCGTCATTTAATGAAAGTGCGCCTAAGGCAACGACAGAAGGAGGAACTTGTATTGAATCTGTTCCGTATTGGTCTATATCGATTCTCATTAAAACATCAGGAAAATATGCAGTTACAAATGACGAATTTAATCCTCTGGAAATGAATAAATCTATAGTTTTTTTAACATCGGGTTTAAGAGTGTTGCTGTATGCTAGCGTTTTTGATATCTCTATTGGATCGCCATCATTATCAACTTGTTCTATGTCCATGACGTATAATGAGTCATATCTAGATTCTGCAACTGAAGAAGCTTCATCAGTGATAATAGGCGCTCTTATACCAGGAATTGCTAAAAGTTGCATATCAAATATTGAAGTATCATTGATGATCTGCAATGCTTTCAAATATGATGCAGCAGATGCGCCTGATGATTTTCCTCTGTTAGGATCATACATGTCTGCTACGACTGCTGCATTTGTCAGATTTGATTCATTTTCTTCAAATATGTTAACGCCGTCGAAACCTCCTTGCATGATCGTCTGGAACGATAAGAAACTCCTGCTCGTTGTATCTCTAAAATCATCTATGCAAACTCTACGAGTTTTTCTAAGATCATCTGGGTTAATCTCACCGTTTCTAATGTATCTTGCAAGCTTCCAGTTTTGTTTTGTGGAGTACCCGTTTGATCCTGTAGTTATCTTCACGTTTTCCAATGTGAATAAATTGTTACAGAATCTATCGGCGTCAATTATTCCTAATTGTGTCGTGTCAGCAGCTCCTTGGTTGTCTGACACCACAAAGTTGACGTTTGTCGTTGCATTGGTAGGGAAATAGTTCGTAAAACTTTCTATTGATTCATTAAAATACTTAAAATCATTTTGATTTGCTAAGTTCGTTATATGATCTAGCTTTACTCCCCACCTATGAACTGAAGAAGCATATTGCACATCATTATTAATCGTAATGATATTATCCGCAAAAGGAACAGGTGGAACAACGGAGTTTCTCAAGAAATTAGGATTTGATAATGCAGATGCGTCAATTCCTCCTAATGAAGCTAACGGTGAGGACCCAGATGTTACAATATGAGATATTCCCCTGAAACCGATAGGCAATGCTTCGGAAGGAACGCTAACGTTATGAATTTCTTGCGAAACTTCTACTCTAACATAACGAGATTTAATGTCGTAGTTTCCTTCTACGACAAACTTTTGATTGTTGTCAGGCCTGTCAAAGTCAAAATAAGAGTGAACATCACCGATTACTTTTGAAATGTATCTATCAGATGAAGGATTTAAGCTCAGATTGACGTGAGACTCTAATGCTGGCATTGTTTCATTAAAATCGTTGATGTCTCGAATTGTTAATGAGAATGTTCCATATGGATATTCTACTTCATTATTGGATGGCATTATGTCATGAATGACGATCTTATACTTTTTTGATACGTCTGCACCAGCATCTAATGAATGAAGCTTAAATAAATTTGATGGTTTGCCATGAAATTTTTGAGAAATAAACCATGGAGTTGAAGCGTGAGAAAATCTATCTCTAAAAGCTTCATAATTTGGAACAGTTGTACTTCCTACGTCGCGGGATAAAGACGAAGTAATAAGAAATACTGATCTTTCTGTCGAGTATTTTCTTGATGAATCGTTGGGAGATTCTGCACCGGAATTTACAACTCCTGTTCCTGTCAATAACGCAGTTACTGGATGTATATCCCAATGTGTTTGCAAATAATGACCTGCCTGTTGTAACAACGATGCTGTCATATTTAAAACTCTAGTTATGTAACTAGGAGATTGCATATCCAAAGATGCAGTGATAACATTAGGATAATCCGCCGAACCTTTGTGGCCATTCAACAACATCACAAATTGTTGTAATTGTTTGCCGCCGGCGTCAAATAATTGAACAGATCCTAACGTCGTACCTTTTGAGATAGCGTCAGAAGCAACAAGAGTTGAAGACGGCGCAGAGGAGTCATATCCACCACCAGAAGAGGACAAACGAAGAACAACGCCAGATGGAGTCATAAGAACTCCTCTTACGATAGGAACAGAAGTATTGATTCCAATTCCATTTACGCTTCCAGTTCCCTGCAATCCTGCTGAGCTAAAAATATTCGACCCAACAGATTCCGACATGAAACAACCCAGAAAATAAGTTCTACCTAATATTCCACCAGCGTTTGCATATGGATTTGCGCCTAAAGCCCCAGATAAGGTTGCGTGATTTGGTTGTTCTTCGCCTACGGTGAATCCAGCATTTTTAACATCTCCAGATTGTAAACGATTCCTTCCATCACCAGCGCCTAAAACTCTGATGAATGTAACTGATTGAGCATTTTGAAGCCATTCCATAGCCGCTAATGGCCCATAATTCGTCGTCTTTCCCAGTCTGCCAGTTAAGGATCCAGATATGTTTGGGTAATCAAAACGATTGATAAAATCATTAAAAGATCCAACAGACACTGGAACAAATGCTGGGCCTTTTAATGCTGTACCTACAATCATTGCAGGAGTTCCGCTTAAGGTTGTTTGCTTAAGAAGCGTTGATCCTGCATCCTGTGCTGATATTCCTGCGCTATCAAACTTGACTTGTGACATTTATACAATCTTCTTTATGGCTCATAACTATGTCGTACATCAATCTACACAACCTATATTTCGCCACAAATAATTAAGGGCCCCTTGAAGAAGCCCTTAAAAATTATTTCGATATTTTAATACCGAAACCAATTGGGTAATTTACCCGATTTTATTTCATTGCACTTGTTGTAGGTTGTTGGCCACAACGAAGTCGAGGCTGACGAACTCGACGGTCTTGGTTGGCTGCAAGAAGATCTTACCACGAACCGTGTTGTTCTCGACGTCCGCCTGAGTTGTGGTGGATGAATCGATGATGACGCGGAATCTCTCGAGACCAGCAAGGGCCTGAATTCTCTGAAGGCGTGGTGTGACTGCAGCCGTGAAGCGGGCGAGAGTTGCTTCGCGATTTGGCTCAAAGATGATTGTTTGCGCGATATCGCGAACCTGACGACGGATGTCAATGAGAAGGCGACGGACGTTGATACGATCGAGTGCAGATGATGTTTGTAACATCGTCTTTTGCCCCCAGACAACTACTCCGCCCTTTGGTCCAAGCCCGCCCTTCGTCGTGGAAGAAGGAGCATAGATTGGGTTGATGTCCTCATCATATAGAGAATCAAGATCGGCATCCTTGAGCTGGATGCTTGTTTCTAAGGTCGTTGGTAGATCTCCTCGGGTTAGACCGGCTGGTGCGAACCATGGGTATCCAAGAGAATCATTAAGTGCTAAGGCACCCATAACGACGACTGATGGAGGAACGACGACTGTGTTAGACGGCAGCGATGGATCCTTCATTAAAACATCTGGAAAGTACGCTGCTGCAAAAGACGTATTAAGGTTTCTAGCCTTATGTTGTGTGACTGTTTCGCTCACTGAAGGCTTTATTAATTTTGCGATATCAATCAAATCGCCGTTCTTGTCAACTTGTTCAATATCCATAATGTATAAAGCATCGAATCTTTCTTCGGTTGCTCTAATTGCCTCATCTGTGACTATTGGAGCACGAATACCCGGAATTGCAAGAAGTTGAATATCAACATTTGTTGTGTTCCTCATAACCTCTAAGGCCTTAAGGTAAGCAGAAACGTTTGGCCCTGAAGAACGACCACGATTTGCGTCATTCATGTCTGCAACGACTGCGGCATTGTTGATGTCGTTTTCATCTTGGTTGAAGATGTTAACACCGTCAAATCCTCCTTGCATGATGAATGAGAATTTAAGGAACTTACGATTTTGAGAATTTGAAAGATCACTTATTACTACTGCACGGGTCTTCGCAGCTTCATTTGTAACGATATCACCTTTTCTAGCATAAGACGCGTATTGCCAATCATCATTCTGTGTGACTGTTCCATTTGATCCTGTGACAATCTGCACATTTTCAAGCGTAAATAAGTTATTACAGAAACGATCTGCATCAAGAATGCCGTTTGAAGCCGTGTCTGCGACTCCGGAGTTATCTCCTGCAAGCACATTCATGTTTATCGTTGAATGCGATGGAAAATGTTTTGTGAAGCTGTTAAAAGATTTATCTTGCAAAATAGAACTATTTTGTTCCAAAACGCTAGTTATGTGTTCAAACTTTGCACCCCAATAATATTTTGAGTTTACTTGGGTTTGTAGTCCAGATCCATCGTTAAGATGATTTCTGAATGGAAGAGGAGGTTCAACTGCATTTCTTAGTCCAGTTCCTGAAGAAAGTGAACCAGAATCAACACCTCCGAGGGATGCTAAAGGAGCAGAGCCTGAAGTTACAAGATGTGCTATACCTCTGAAGCCTAATGGCAATGCAGTAGGATCAATAGACATATCTGCAACGTCATCAGAAACCTCTACACGAACATAACGAGAACGTAATGTATAGTTTCCTTCAATCACTAATTTTTGGGCCGCATCGTCGCGATCAAAATCATAATATGCGTTGACGTCTCCAAGAACCTTCGCGATATAACGATCTGAAGATGGATCAAGGTTGATACCTTCCCAACGTTCAAGAATCTTTGGATCGATATCTGTATCAGTCAAGCTACGAAGAGCGAGGCTGAATGAACCATACCTGTTTATTGGATCGTTTGAAGGAACGATGTTGTAGATTGACACCTTAAATTTATTTGAAATTCCGGCACCTGAATCCAAGGCATGCAATTTGAAAAGATTTACTGGTGATCCACCGAACTTCTGTGAAACAATCCAAGGAGATTTTGCATTTGAGAATCTGTC